GGAGGGGCCGCAGTGGAATCTGGAGATTGACGGCGATTTGCGCCGCACAACGGGAACGTGTAACGGATGGCAGTTTTCTTTAAGCGTACTCCTTGCGCCTCAGCCTAATGGGCCAACGAATTGGTATGCCAACTTCGACATGATCGGCGAAGTGCCGGTTGACGAGGAGGGCTATCCGTCTGGAACTGCGCACATGAGGCACACAGGCGAACTTCCAGGCGCGGACGGGGAGCCGTGGTTCATTGTTCAAGACAGTGTCCCGCCGTGGTCTTTGGGCGAGCCACCTGTTTACTTCCCTAAGTGGATCACGCGATCGATAACTGTTGAGTTTTCTAGAGACTTGTCGTGACTTCCTGCACTCGTCAGCAGTTCGAGGCGTTGTGCGCGATGCGCGGCTATCCGCTGGAGCCTGCGCTACAGTGCGTTGTGTCGCAGCATGGCGACCGCTGGGTCGTCGATGTCGATCACGCCGCGTATCCGCGGATGCGCAAGCGCAGCGAAGCGCCGCAGGCCATGCCGTCACTGGTTGAGCGGGCCAGGAACTTTGCTACGTCGGCCGCCCGGCACGTCGCGTCTGGAATGCGCACCTGCACCGAGGAGCAGGTCGAGGCCCGCTACGCCATCTGCCGCGCGTGCGAGTTTTTCCGCGACGAGTCGTGCATGAAGTGCGGGTGTCCGCTGGCCCGCGGCGTCAGGCTCGTGAGCAAGTTATCGTGGGCGAACGAGAATTGCCCGGTTGGTAAGTGGGGTCCGGGGTCCCAGCAGTGATGCGGTTCGACCTCGTCGTCGTCGTGACCCTCGCCCGGCGGCCAGACAGGCTCGCCGCCTTCAAAGCCCGGCTGGCCGCGGCGAGCCAGTACCTCGCGGCTGAACTCCAGGTCGCGCCGGCCGTCGACGGCCTCGTCTGCCAGCCGCCTGACTGGTGGAAGACCACGCCCGGGGCCTGGGGCTGCTACCGCTCTCACCTGCGGATCATCGAGGACGCGATCTGCGAAGGCCTGGAGTCGGTCCTGATCTTCGAGGACGACGCGACGTTCGTCGACGACTTCACGCCCAAGGCGATCGCGTTCCTCGAGGCCCTGCCGGCCGACTGGGGCCAGGCCTACCTCGGCGGCCAACACCTGGCCAAGGCGTTCCCGGCGGGCCACGGCGTCGTTCTGGGCTGCAACATCAACCGGACCCACGCCTACGCGCTCCGCGGCCCCGACGGCCTCCAGGCGGCCTACCGCTGGCTCTGCTCGAGCGACCGCTGGCGGGACAGGCACCACGTCGACCACCAGTTCGGCCGCATCCAGCGGGACGGCCGGCTGGCCGCGTACGCGCCCGCGGAGTGGCTCTGCGGGCAGGCCGAGGACCAGGCGAGCGACGTGTCTGGCAAACCCGTTCCGGCCCGCTGGTGGCAGCCTGGGCCGTCGGGCGCGAGACGGGTCCGGGTGCGGCAGCCGGTGGAATCAGCGGGCTCCTGAGTTACACCCAGGGGGCCCCGTCACGGAGGACGCATGGCAGACCCTATCACGGCGATGGCCGCCCGGCTGGTCAAGGCTCACCCAGACGCCCCGGCGAAGAGCCTGGCCCGGCGGCTGGTCGCGGAGTCGAACGACGCGATCACGCTCGAGCAGGCCCGGTCGCGGATCCGGTTCCAGTTTGGGCAGAACGGAAAACCGCACCGCAAGAAAACAGCGAACGCCCGGGAGCCTCGCGTGCCAGGCCAGGTGCGGGCAATGCCGAGTTCGATCGCGGAGCCCTGGACGCCGCACCGAATGAACGTGATCGGGGCGGTCGGGATCCTTTCGGACGTCCACGTCCCGTATCACTCCGAGGTCGCGGTCCGGGCGGCGGTCGACCACCTGAAGGCCCACGGCCTGGCCGGGCTGCTACTGAACGGCGACATAGCGGACTTCTACGCGATCTCGCGTTACATGAAGGACCCGAGCCAGCGGGACTTCAAGGGCGAGCTCGACGCTGTCCGCGGGTTCCTGGCGTGGATCCGCCAGGAGTTCCCCGAGATCCCGATCGTGTTTAAGGCCGGCAATCACGAGGAGCGCTGGAACGTTTGGCTCTTCCAGCACGCCGCCGAGATCTCGGACGATCCGCGGATGAGCCTGGGCGCGTGGCTCGAACTGGACCAGGTCGGCATGACGCTCGTCGAGGACCAGCGGCCGGTGATGCTGGGGAAGCTGCCGGTCCTGCATGGGCACGAGCTGCCGAAGGGCATGGCCGCGCCGGTCAATCCGGCCCGGGGCGTGTTCCTGCGAACGCTGTCCACCGGCCTGGTGGGCCATTCGCACCGCAGCTCGAACCACGCCGAGAGCGACATGTGGCACAAGGAGACGGCCTGCTGGTCGACCGGCTGCCTGTGCGACCTGACGCCCGAGTACGCGCGGATCAACCGCTGGAACTGGGGATTCGCGATCGCCACCGTCCACAAGGGCGGGGCGTTCGACGTCCAGAACTTCCGCGTGATGCTCGACGGGAGCGTCCGCACGTCATGACGGCCGCGGACCTCGAGGCCGCGGAGCAGCTCGCCCGCCGGTTCGGGCCGCGGAACTGCTGGACTGGGGACAGCGGGACTCTAGCCTCGTTCGCTCTGGCCCTGATCCGCGAACACCGAGGAGGTTCCGTGAAAGATCCCGCCCGCCCTGGCTACGGCGAGCCTGTCACTGCCGCCGAGTCTCTGCTGGTCCATGCCCAGAACGTGGTCCGCCAGCGCCGCAGCACCTACGGCCCGCCGGCGGAACATTTCGCGAAGACGGTGGCGGCCGTGAACGCGATCTTTGGGCACAAGCTCCGCGAGCCGCTGACCGTCGCCGACTGGGCCCAGATCATGATCCTCGACAAGCTCGCCCGGCATCAGGGGGCCAGCAAGTCCTCGGATACGCCCGTGGATCTCGCCGGCTACGCGGCGTGCCTGGCCGAGGTGGAGGGCCTGCCGTGACGAGCTGGGACTTCTTCGACACGTTGTCGGGCCGCGCCACGGGCCACGAGCCCTGGCGGCTGTTCGACCACGTCGGCGGCGAGGAGTATCGGCGGGTCCGGCAGCTCGCCGAGATCAAGAGCGACAAGACCTGGCCCGGGATCTTCCGGTCACTCGAGGCCCTGACCGGCTGGCCGGCCGCGCGGGTCGCCGAACTGCGGGAGCGCGAGTGGCAGGCCGAACTGGCCGCGGCGTTCCCGATCCTGGAGAACGTCCGCCGCGTCCGGCCCGGCGACCGGATCGTCTCGGACACCTACTTCTCCGCGCCCCAAGTCCGCGAGCTCGCCGGCCGGATCGGGATCCCGCGGTCGGTCGAGATCGTGACGAGCTGGGACGGCAAGCATTCCGGGGCCTGGTGGAAGACGCCGGCGGCCGCCGCGGCGGAAGTGCATGTCGGCGACAACCACCGCAGCGACTACCTTGAGCCGCGCCGGGCGGGCCACAAGGCCGAGGCCTACACGAACGGACGCCAGGCGCGCGAAGAGCAGGCACTGGCGGACTCTGGCCGGTGGGAGGTCGCCGCGGCCATGCGTGCGGCCCGGCTCCAGAACATCTACGCCGAGGACGGCCCGGCGTTTCGCGCATGGGCCTCGGCCGCCCAGGCGAACGTCCGGTTCCTGATCCTGGCCGCCGCCCTGGTGCGGCAGTACGTCGAGGCGGCCAGACCCAAACGGGTGTTGTTTGTCTCCAGGGACACCCTGCTCCTCCAGGAGGCCTACCGGCGCTTCTGGCAGGACATCGAGGTCGGGACGTTCTGGTCGAGCCGGCAGGCCCTGACGCAACCGAGCCGCGACTACCTGACATACGTCAAGTCGATCGCTTCCGGGGCCCTGTTCGTGGATCTGCACGGCACGGGCCGCAGCGTCCGAGCCTTCGAGGCGGCAGCCGGCGTCGAACTGGCCTACGTCTTCGTCTGCGGCCAGCGGCGGCTGCCGGCCAGGTGTCACCGGCTGGTCGATCTGCCCCACATCGGCACGGGGACGGCGGTCGAGGTGATGAACTACGACGCCGGCGGGCGGGTGCTGGACGTGGTCGACGGCGAGCCGGTGCGCGCGACGGTCGAGTACGACCTCGAGCTCGTGGCCGCGCACCGGACGGCCTCGCTGCTCGGGGTGGCGAGCTGCTGCCAGCCCCCGGCGGCCGTCAGGACCGATGAGGTCGCGGAGGCGGCGCGGGCGGTCGAGGCGGCTGTGTCCCGGGAGCTCCTCGCCCAGCACCAGGTCCACCATCACGATCGGCCTGCGACGACTGGGCGGGTCGTGCGTCGCAGGATTCGCCGATAGTTGCAAGCCGGGGGCAGGAAGGCGACGAACGGCCGGCTACGCCGATCGTGCCGGTGGCTCCGGATCCGGCTGGAACACCCGGGGCATGCTCTGCCAGGCCTTCGGGCGCTTTGAGTCGACCACGCGCGGGTCG